AATCCTAAAGCTCTACAAGCTACAGTATCTTTCATACTTTTATTAATAATCAGTAAGTCAGATTCTTTATTAAGTTGCTTATAACCTTGAAGAACTTTTTGAGTAAGATTACCTATAAAACGATAATTTGTTTTAGTTGGAAAATAAATTTTCCATTTTTCATATCCATTTTTATCTTTTCCAAAATAATATCCAAAAATTGGATACTGTTTAGTAGAAGTAAATTTCAACATTCCATTTAAAAATACGTGGAGTATTGAATATATATGGTATTTCTTTAAAAGTTTTTTGGATATTCCAAATTGTTCCCACCATTTCAGTTCTTCTTCGGTAAACTTTTTTAATTGAACTTGTATTCGAGAAGACTCAGTAGTTTTGATAGAGTCAATGATGATAGGATTTCTTTTAGAAGTTTTTTCCCCTTCAATTAGCCCAAAGTCCTTAGCAATTATTCTTAATGCAGAATAAAAATTACAATTATATAATCTCATTACAACATTCCAACAATCAAGATGCTCGTTAGTTGCAAAGTCATGCATATAAAGGACTCCAGATTTAGACTTATAATAGCCAACAGTTACTTTATGATCAGAACGAAGACAAGAAGTGACTAGCTTTTTACTAGTCACATCCTGTCCTGTATAATAATGCATTATTGACTCTTGATTTATTTTAGACAATATAAAGTCCTTTGTTACAGGTTGATAAAACGTAAATTCCATTTATTAAACCTATCAAGAGTTTTTTACTAATCAAAATTAAAGCTCAAAGTCGTCAGTCAATTCTGTATCATCGGAATCATCCGAGTCAGGATTAACATCATTCATTGTGGTAGGTTTAGCTTCCTTATACTTCTTTTGCTGAGTTAATTCATAGTTGCTAAAGTATAAAGAGTCTTCTTCTCCAATAAAATTAGTTGGGAAGATCTCTCCAGCCTTATTCAAACCGCAAGCTCTTGGAAGGTCAGCATAAGTAACACCATTACTATTTCTACCTACCAATTTCAAATAAGTAGAAGTTCCTTTGTTAGCGACAGCTTTAATAACTAAATCAATAAATTGATCTACTGACTTAATTTTAGAAGCATTAGCCTTAATTTTCTCCTCACCAGCAGGATTAATAGCGTGAACAATCTGCATTAAAGTAAATTGGAAATTCTCCATACGAGAAGGTCTGTTATACTCGTGTCCTTCTGCATTTTGATATTTAGGTCTTTCTGTATCTTCTTCTTTTTTAATATCAGGAATAAATAAATTAGTAGTAAATACTCCTTTATCTTCTCCACATCCAGTAAATTCAAGAGCTACTACTGGATAAGTAGCATTAGGATCTTTAGAGCCTTTTAACTCTGTCTTTTCAATCTTAGTAAGAGTTACATTATAAATTCCATAAGGACGGAGGTGTTGTGTCGAAGTACTAGTAAAGTTTTGATTACTTAAATTGCCAAAATTAAAATCCATACAAAAACATATTTAAATATATTCATAAAAAGTATCTACAGAAGCCCTGCTTAAATTAAATTGAAATCAACGTCATCACTATCTACGCCATTTAAATCTAATCCCTCATCATCAGTTTCAGGATCTGAGATTTCTTCGGGTACGTCGATAATGTCATCTTCTTTTTCAATATTTCCCTTTAATTTGAAATACCCTTCTTTGTCTTCACAAGGAGTTATTTCAAAGGTGTCTCCATATTCTGCAAGGTTGTCATGTCTTGATCCTCTACAAGAAATGGTGTAAGTCTTAGTTAAACGATTTCCATTCTTTTCATCTTCACAAAGAATAGGAGTAATCATTCTACCTTGTTTCTTAAACTTAATGTCCAGTTTAGTTTCAGGTTCAAAGCCTGTCATTTCAACAGCTGCATTATTAAACTGGATCTTATTGTCTAACAAGAACAGTTTAGCAACTGGATCAGTATCTTTGGGTTTCTTAGATCTAGAACCCGATGAAGTTTTCTTAACTTCCTTAAAATCTCCAAGAGTAGCTTCTCTTGTAAGGATTTCCCCAGTTTCTGTATCAACTACAGACAAAATCAATTTAGCAGATTGAATTTCTAAATTCATTCTTCATTATATTCTTTGATTACTTCAAGTATCTTAGCGAGATCATTATCGATCTCAAGCTCTTTAAACATATCCATAGGAGTTTTGGCTAAACATTTACCATTATTATTAGTAATTAATTTATACTCCATTTTACCATCCTCTCCCTCTTCTACACTACTGAAGAAAATATAAGTAAACAATCCTTCTAAAGTTACTTTCTCTTGTAATAATTTACCAATAGTTTTAATAACATATTTAGGATCGATTTCAGTACCTACATTTTCACTATGAGTTAAGAAACATATAGTACAATCGTCTCTCATTTTTTCAGAATATCTTAAAATATCCATCATGTGTTGAGCAATTTCAGAAAATTTGGAATACCCAACTTCAGTAGAACGGTCTACAAACTCATAACTCATAATATATTGAGCATCGTCAATAACTACAGTAGAAATATGAGGCATTTTTGTATTTATAAGTTTGAGTATCTTAAGAATCTGCTCTGAATTAGAACTAATATAATAGTTTCCAGATACAGATTTAGCCTCTTTGTTAATAGTAAAAGGAATATAATTCCTTTTCCAACCACGGAAAGGTAAAGGCTTTCCTGTCGTTGAAATAATAAAAGTAGTTTCAGGATCTAAGTTCCTTAAGGAAGTGGATTTTCCAGTTCCTGATTCACCATAAATACATAATGTACTACAAGCCATTATAAAATCAAATTAAACGATTCTTTTGTTTCAGCATCTTTATCATTTTCTTCATCTACTCCATTAATTAAATAATCTGGTGTTAAATATTTGTTATAATCATAAATGTCACTAGGTAGAGGAAGTTCTTTCCAATAATTAATTTTTCCTTGATAATTAACTCCCATACATACTTCAGAATCTCCATATCTAGACTTTAAGACAGTCAAAAGTCTAAATTTATCTCCTAAAACTTTAACATTATATCCTTTAGAAGTATTTAATTTGTCTCTGTTAGGATTATAAATTGATACTACAATATCTGCACCATCAGTAGTATCACTTGATTCTTTAAAATCATTTAAAGTAATTTCACTACGGCCGGCTTTAAAACGTTCTATATTTCCTTGATCCCTATTAATTTGTTGAATAATAGTTGGAGATATATTACACATATTTCTAAGAGTAATTAAATATGCTATAGTATCATCAATTTCTTTCTTTTTATTACCAGAAGTAGGTTTCATTAATCCAATATGATCAATAATTACTTCATAAACCAAATCTGGATTATTAGGAGTATATACTTTACGATTTTCTGATTCTGAGAATGTACCTAATTTAGATAGTTCCTTCATTAATATTGCATAAAGTTGATTAGCGGTTAAAGATTTATCATATACTTTAACTTTTTGTTCAACTAATTTAAGCCACTCTAACCCTTGTTTAACAATACTAAAGTCTTCATCACTTAAGATATAATCCTTTTTTCTAGATAAAATTTCTTTCAAAGAGAGTTCTTTGTGAAAAGTCTCAAATATATAAGTTGATAATAATTTGGTAAATAACATTTCTCCATTCATCTCTAATGAAAAATAATGTACTCTGAAATTATCATCATATAAATGTTCCATTAAAGGTCTATATAAATAAGCATAAAGAACATAGGAAGTTTTACCTGATCCAGTATTAGAACCTATTATAGTCATAGTTCTCTTAGTTAACCCATCTATAATAGATTCCATTTTTGGCATACCTAAAGAATATCCATGAGATTTGCCTTCTCTACCTAACTCAATTTCTTTTAAAAGAGATTCAGTTATCGTCATTCTTTACTAATTCATATTCGTATCCTTCGGAATAACACCATTCATCAGCACTTTCGTTGTCTGGAAAATACATTAGTATATCTCCTTCATTTATTCTCTCTACGAGATCTTCAGTTAGAAGGTTATCATAATATAAATCATTTGGAGTTTTCTTTTCCCATCCTGTAACATCAAAGCCATAGGCTCTCTGACTGTTACTTAACCAAACTCTGATCATAATTTTTCAACTGAATCAATACTTTCGATATTCCAATGTTCGTGCATTATTTCATCTGCTGCTTCTTCTTTTGAATTAGCATAGCACCATTCTTTATCATAATCACCACCTTTAGTGGTGAATCTTACTAAATACTTTTTCATTCTTCCCAAAAATTAACAATATAATTACTTACTTAAAAACTCTTTAAATGTATTTTGTAATTAGAACATATACTAACATCTAAAGCTTCTTCAGGAATTATATATTCATTTCCAGATTCTGTAATAGCTCTTGCTAATTTTAAATCTTCATTATATACTATACACTCAACTTTTGATAAATTTAGATAAACTAATTTAGAATCTTTTCTTCTTACATAAGTAAATTCATTATTATTCATATCATTTAATTTTAACTTTAATCACTTATATACACAGCACCAACTTCATCCAAAGATTCTAAGAATTTATTCACATTATCCCTTAGTTTCATATAATTTTGTTCACAATTAGATTCTATAGCAAAACATACAACATATTTACTTCCATTTATAATTTTATTTCCAATTGTTAACCAATTTTGTAAATTAAAATTTTCAGTTTTTGTCATATCATTTTAACTGCATCAACATTAACATTATGTCCTTCTCCATTTAAGAAAGCGTGTAAGGCAGTCCAAGCCCTATCAGTAATAAAATCATCTAAGGTGGTAAAGTTATAACCTTTTTCTATACCTTCTTGTATATCTGAAAGAATTTGTTGGTGTTGACCATTATCATACTTGATAGCTTTTCCATATTTAGAAAAAGCATCTTCTAAGGAATCAAACTTTTTACTAATTCTTCTGGCATTATAATTAACTCCAGAAATAGTAATAAATTGAGGGTAAGCATTAAAAAGTTCTTCCCCCATTTCAAAAGAAGCTCTATAAAATTGTTTTATAAAATTCTTATTAAAAGGAATATCTTCTATTTCAAGTTTACTCCCCTCCTTTGGAAGTTTCCAACTTTTTAAGATTATTTCCTTTTCTCTTAGATTTTCTAAAACGCTTCTTAATTTTACTATTTGTGCGAATCTTTGAATCCATTCATATTCCCCTTCGTTTTGTGCTAATAGTATAACTTTTACTCCAAACAATTCAGTTGGAGTTAAACTATACCTTTCGCACAGTCCAACTTCATTTTCTATATTTAACACAGCATAAAAATAAAATTTTAGCTGCTTATGTGTCTATCAGATTTCTCTGTTTTAATCAATGCATATTAGTTACAAATCACATCTTGCGGACATTATATACCCACATTACATTAGCAAAATCAATATAGATTTGAGAATTCCCATTACGTTCAACACGTAGCCTTAGAGTTCCAATATCTCCATCTTGGTCTATAAATCTGAAAGAAGATTGTTTTCCTCCAGAATTATCTGTATAACTACTGGAATAAGATAAAATTTGATATACTTGAGTAGTAGGTGAATAAATGACTATTTTATCTGTATCTAAATCCATAGTAATATACACACTGGAAGGTTCCCAACTGGACCAATTAGTCCACTTTCCATAAGAATTCACTTCCTTATAAGCAAATTGAAATGCTTTAAAATAATAAGTTTGGGCATCTACAATAGTACTTATAAATAAAAACAGTATTACTAAATATTTTTTCATTAAAATCTAAACATTATTTGTCCGATTTTTTGTTTATAAATATCTGGTTCTTCTCCTCGTAATACTTGATCTAAACCTTTTTCATCAATGGTAATATAGTTGGTATCTCGTTTATGACTATTTTGCATCCATTTCTGTTCAACAGTATCTTTAATAATAATATAAAATACTTCTGCTAATTTATTACCTTCCTTACGAATAGCTCTTCCACGTCTCTGACGAGCCTTAGTTTCAGAACTATCCGTTCCCAGTATAATAGCTACAGAAAGACCTGAAATATCTAAACCTTCATCAGCTTTTCTAATGGTATGTAAACAGCCTGTTTGTTGTGCATTAAAATCTTCTATCATTACTCTACCTTTCTTTTTAGAAGTCTTTCCCGAATACACATTTTGTCCTTTATCAATAGCTTCTGCCATTTTAATATTATTACTAAAAGTAATAATCTTTTTATCTTTTCGGGCTTCTATAATCTTTCGAGTAATTTCTAATTTTTTAGGATGATTGTTGATAAAAGCTTTTCGTTTTTGCATTACTCTCATTAATCCCATAGAATTAATTGTGATTGATTGTAAAACTTGTTTCTTTTTACTTTCATCACTTCCATGATACATTTCATCACGTAATTTCAACTTATATTTCCAACCATCTTTTCCACAACATGACATTGCTTTATCAAAATCAAAGTTAAAGAATTCAAAATACTTTATAAATTCTTTATTTAACTGTTTGTATTCATTAATATCGTCTACATCTATAAGTACTTGATATTCTTTATATCTTGAAATCCATCCATTAGCTTCCGCTTCTAATGCCGAAATATTATCTACAATCGGACAATATTTCTCCATTATAATATGTTTCCCATCGAGCCTTTCAAAAGTAGCAGTTAGTCCCAGGATTATCCTATACTTTACTTTATCAAAAATTTTACTAAAGTCTTTACTAGAGTAGCGATGGCATTCATCGAGTATAAGAAAATCACAAGTCCATTCATGCAAAATTACAGAATTAACAACATACACTTCAGCATTAAACGAGAAACCCCATTCATCAATTTGTTGTTGCCATTGATTTTTTAAAAGAGTAGTAGGAACGACAACAAGTATCCTTATATGGGGATGTTTCTTAAGTAAAGCTTTAATAGTCATTAAAGCTATACGAGTTTTACCCACTCCAGTAGCTGCTTCAACGGTTCCTCTGCCTTTAGCTGCTACCCATCTTTTAATTGACTCTTGTTGCCGTTCCGTTCGTGTCATTCTACATTATCCTTTAAATTTATTCCTTTGCTTTTAGCAACAAGTTCTATCTGTCTTTGAAGACGCTTCCAACTAAAGATATGTCCATCAACTTGCTTCTGGAATCTAAACAATACTTTATTCCTTAAAGTTAATAATTGTTCAGTAGTCATATCAGAATACTTTTGCTTTTTAGGCAATACCAACATTGCCCTCATTTCATGATAAGATAATCCTCTTTCATTAAACTTTAAAGCAAATTTTTCAGGAAGGTGGAGTCTTTCTTTAGCCAATCGAAGCTTCTCACTATTAGAAGCTCCTTTAAATTCATTTTCTTCAGCTCTAGTAAACCAAAGGCCCATCTTAGTAATGAAAGTTAGGGTTAAATGTTTTTTATCAAAAGCACCCAATTGATCCATACACCCTTCTAACAAGTCAGTTATTTTTAAGTCTTGAAATTCTGCAGGAATTTCTCCTGCCAAATGTACTATAGAAATGTTTTTCCAGTCTAGTTTAATTCCCTCTTTTTTGGCTGCCTTCTCGCTATTCATAATAAAGGTGCGAGTATTAATCATCATTTGAAATCTAGGAATAGCTAAATATCCCTCTCTTCTAAGATAAGAATTCTCTAAATATCTAAGGAATAATTCAGTATTACACTTTGTTAATTGAGTCGTAATCTCTTCAAGAACATTATATCTTCCCAAATTCTTTGGATTGTCATTATAAAGCATTGTTTCACAATGTTTATAACATTCTCTAAGTCTTTCTGGACTCATGTCTTCAATCTTTTCAGAATCTTGAACAAATTTAGTTCCTTCCTTTCTTTTCTCACCTTTCCATACAAATGATGAATAATCATTCTTTTTGGAATCTAATGCTTTTTGTAAAGCGTCTCCTAATACGTTATTCATTTAAATCTTTCATAATATAATATCTTTTTTAGAAGTATCTGATTTTTCCCCAATAAATTTTACAAAATAGGTATTAGTATATTTATAAGGAATAGGTTCACCCTCTTGAGTGTACCAACAATCTTTTCCTGCAATAACCTCTTGATAAGTTAAAAACCCTTGTTCTCCAATATTTAGGTCTCTATGCTGCCAATTAGGCAGTCGAGTAATCATTATATATTTATGACCAAATGAAGGCTTAGGATCTAAACACTGGAAAACGTAGGTAATATAA